GCAATAGACATTCTCTGTTCTGGTAAGTTTGCTCATGAGGTTCTGAGCTTTGCTATGATACGTTCTAGTGTTTGGAAAGGAATTGGAATTTCTCAGAAAAATGAGCATTCTTCAAGGTTCATACATCTTGACACAATTGAAGCCGATAATCGGCCCTGGATATGGAGTTATTAAAAATGAAAGATGAAGCTTTAAATTCTCTTTTTGATGCAGTAGCAGATGAACTACTAACAAAAATCAAATCAGGAGAAGCAAAACCTGCTGACCTAGCAGTAGCTGTAAAGTTCCTAAAAGATAATAATATTACCTGTCTTCCTACAGATGGTAACTCTTTAGAAGAACTTATGAAAAGTATGCCTTTTTCTTCTGATGATAAATTTTCTTATGATTCTTTTAAAGGAAGGGCATGAGTAAACAAGATTTAAAAATTCCAATCACAGAAGAAGAGCTTTTCTGGAAAAACAATCCAGAACTAGCTAATGATGCAGTAGTAGATCCTCGTAAAGAAACAGTAGTTAGTGGTCAAAACTTACCTGAATTTGTTAAAAATCTTCCTGCAAAAGCAGTAAAAAATCTAGGTAAAGCTACTCCTTTAGGAAGAATAGGTGTATCTCTAATTAATCCTCCGAAAGTAGGGGAACAAGTTATTACTAATGAAGAAGGAGATTTTATAAGGGATACCAGACCACATGAAAAAAAAGCAATAAGAGATTATGCCACAGATCCTAAAAGAGCCACATTTAATAAGAAAACAAAAAGATGGCATGATGTTCCTATTCAAGCTTTCTCTCAGAACACAGGAAAAGTAGTAATAAAAGATCCAATCCTACAGAGACTTAATTTAGATTTATGGGGAAAGAACAGTTCAGGACAACAAGGTTTAATTGTAGATAAAAAAGGAAAACCAGTTGTATTTGGACATGGAACTCCATATAAAATAAAAGGGACTTTAGATCCTTCCAAAACTGCAAAAAGATCCGAATTTAAAGGTGTGTATACTTCTACTATAGAAAGTGAGTTTCCTAAATACATGAAGGGACAGGATGGAGAATTTACAGAACACTCAAATGTTCATAAGCTTTTCCTGAGAATGTATAATCCCTTAAGACTTGTTTCTCCAGAAGGAGAAGTTGGAATGGATTCATTTGCTATGAGTGAAGGAGATTCTCAGATTGTTTCCGAAGGTCTAACAAGATTACGAATGGAACTTGAATCTCTTAATCCTATTAATCCTAATCATAGTTCAGATATTTCTAAAATAAAATCTGAAGCTGTTTTTCTTAAAACGCCTTTAGAAGTTGAAAAATATTTACATTCTTTAGATAGTGGTTTAGAACTCACTGAATTTTTCCAAAGTTTAGGATACGATGGAGTTCTTCAACAAAGTATACCTCATGGAGAAAGTGATTATACTGAAGCTATCCTGTTTAATAAAGGAAATGTTAAATCTGCTACCGATAATAAGGGAACATTCCTTGAAAATGAAGATTTGTACTCAAAAAACAAAAAAAGACGAAAAAAAGATCTTCAAATAGTGGCTTAATTAACAAGAACCACTACCCCTAACCCATTCGTATCTCTTTAACCTTTCCTTCTCATACAGAGCGATCTGAGCACTCTCAGAACTATTCCTATAATTTTAGCCTAAATCCTATATGAAAAAGAAAAAAGAACCTAAAAATCCTCTTTTGGACTTTAGGAACTTTGTTTTTCTAGTTTGGGAACACCTTAGTCTACCTAATCCAACTCCTGTTCAGTATGACATGGCTGAATATCTTCAAAACGCTCCTAAAAGAGCAGTCATTGAAGCGTTCAGAGGAGTTGGAAAAAGTTACATCACTTCTGCATTTGTATGTTGGAAACTTCTTTTAGATCCAGAAACTAAAGTCTTAGTTGTTTCCGCAAGTAAAGTTAGATCTGATGACTTCTCAACCTTTACACAGAGATTGATAAATGAATTACCGATACTACACCATCTAAAATCAAGAGAAGGACAAAGACAAAGTAAAGTGGCATTTGATGTTGGTCCTTGCCAAGCTAGTCATAGTCCAAGTGTGAAGTCTGTTGGAATCACTGGACAACTTTCAGGTTCCAGAGCAGACATAATAGTTGCTGATGACGTTGAAGTTCCAAATAACTCAATGACTCAGACAATGAGAGATAAACTTTCAGAAGCAGTAAAAGAGTTTGATGCAGTACTAAAACCCGATGGTAGCATTGTCTACCTTGGTACTCCTCAGACAGAAATGAGTCTTTATGAAACACTTCCTGAAAGAGGTTATGAAGTTAGGATCTGGCCTAGTCGCTATCCTGACGAAAAACAAGTTATTAGATATTCAAACAAGCTTGCACCATTTATTCAAGATAAGCTTGATCGTGGTTCTGTTGTTGGAGATCCTACTGATCCACTCCGCTTTGATGCCGAAGACCTTCTTGAAAGAGAACTTTCCTACGGTAGATCAGGCTTTGCTCTCCAGTTCCAATTAGATACAAGCCTTAGTGATGCAGATAAATATCCTTTGAAGTTATCAGATCTCATCATAATGGGTGTGGACTCTGAAAAGGCTCCTGAGAAACCTGTATGGACAAGAGATCCTAGAAATAAGTTATCGGATCTTCCTAATGTTGGTCTTCCAGGAGACTTCTTCTATAGTCCTGAGACTAAACTGGGAGATTGGATACCTTACAATGGTTCTGTTCTTTCCATAGATCCAAGCGGAAGAGGAAAAGACGAAACTGGATATGCAGTAGTAAAGATGCTGAATGGTTATCTTTACGTTACAGAGTGCGGAGGACTCAGAGGTGGTTATAAGAATGAGAACTTAGAAGCACTCTCAGTAATTGCAAAAAGAAATGAAGTAAACCTTATCTTGATAGAGTCTAACTTTGGTGATGGGATGTTCATGGAACTCCTGAAACCAGTTCTTAGAAAGATTCACAATGTTACTATAGAAGAAATAAGAAGCTCTGTCCAGAAAGAGAAAAGGATTATAGATACCTTAGAACCTGTCATGAACCAACATAGGCTTGTGATTGATCCAAAGGTTATTGAAAAGGATTATAAGACAGTTCAAGACTATCCTGTGGAAACTCAGAGTAGGTACATGCTCTTCCATCAGATGACAAGGATTACAAAAGATAAAGGAGCCTTAATCCATGACGATAGACTTGATGCTTTACAAATGGCAGTCCAATACTGGGTTGACTTCATGGCAGCGGATGCTGAGATGGAGATACGAACACGAAAAGAAGAACTTCTAGATATAGAAATAGAAAACTTTATAAATGGTGTTATGAATAAAAAAGACATAGACTCAACTCCTGTTTGGATGAATTAACTTAACATAATATACAATTCCGACACTCTAGATATGGGCTGGTTATAATACCTATTGTTCCCTCTTTCTTAGACTTCGGATAGATATGAACCTTTAACAACAGGAACCACCAATGGCAGGGATTAAAAACAGAGGTAGTCAGATACATAAAGTAAAGACTAAATTTAAACGAAAGAAATATAACTTTAGGATCGACTTTAAAAGGAATAGAATATTTTCAGAAAAATTCTGAGGTAGTGGATCGATAGTGATCGGAGCAGTTTCCCCCATTCAATTCCTGCGATCCATTTTATTAGCATTGGCTAATTTTAAAAATTAGTACCATGTAATTGGCTGCAGTTGCACAGGCTAACAACAAAAGTTAGTAGACACTAATAAATCTCAGGATTTCTCAGGAAACTTTGGCACGAACTTTGCAATTCCATATTTTATACCAAACGGATTTAAACTTTTTCTGAGAATTTCTGAGAAATCCTGAGTTGATTGAGTATATATTGAATCATTCTGAGAATTTCTGAGCTTGTCTGTTCTTTCTATCTGTGTTTTTTCTCAAAACCATCAAAATCGCCATAAACAGCACTAAATCGCTCTGTATCGCAATGTAATGCCAAACATATACTATCATATAGGTTGTAGTCGTTCCTTGTCATTTCCGATAAACTACACGTTTGTAGGATTATGTATATACTCAATCAGGACCTGTTAGACTGATTTCTTCAATAATATCAGTATTTAACGCAATTA